CCGATCTTAATGCTGATGTAGGAACCGTTGTCACTGTAAAGCCCTGGTGTTTCTAGCATTACTTCGCCATTCTCTCGAATGTACGTGTAAGCACCATTGTACAGCACGGAGTCGACGGCGTCAATATTTGTGTCAGTTGCCCACTTTTGAACATAATAATCATACACTAGCTGTAAGTCTGAGTCAGTGGTAAATCGTATTTCGTTGTTTTCTTGTAGCAATGTAGCTGACGTAATAGTCAAATCGTTGTAACCAGCGACATTGTCACCAATATATGACACTCCCAGTTGTCGGTCCAACAAGTAAATACCTTTAGAAGACTTGAACATTAACCCTATGGGAGATACTACAACACTATTAGCGTCTACGCAGCCAGCATCCGAGGTTATAAGTTCCGGCGTGCGGTAGTCATCATCTTGGCCTGTTGGGTTTGGGCCTTGGCCATTCAACTTAAATAACGCTTGTTCCTTAAATATAATAAGATTGTCGTCCATTACTGCAAGAGTTGTGCCAACGCCACCTTTGGCGTCTAGGTTTATTTGGAATTCAGCCGCAAAGTTTGCCGGTTCGTTTTGCTGTCTAACTTTTGTATACTGTAGCGTGTAGCCATCAGAACCTAATACAAACAACCGTGCTTTATATGACGTAATTTGCTTTGACGAGTTAGCTGCAACATTATCCAGCACGCCGCCAGATGTATAAAGAATTTCGTTGTTGATTAATTCTGCGTCAGACATTGTGTCAGTAAATGTAATCGATTCGACGGTTGGGTCGTTTAGGATTACGTCTGCGAAGTTGTATGAACGTAAGTAGAATGTGGTGCCGTTTACTTCAGTTCGGTAAACTTCAATAATTACGTCTTCTTTTTGAGTTAGGGTTAGAGTAAAAACTCTAATGGTAGGCTTTTTTGGGCCGCCGGTAACTGTATAACTGAGGGGTAGGGAAGTAGTGGAACGTTGCACCTGGCCCCATTTGTCTGTCCATTTGAATACGGCAATATATTGGTAGGTGCCGTCAGGTAGAACTGCGCCAGTAGCTGTGTCTGATACAAAAACTGGCGTTGGCGGCGTTTCTAGGAAATTATGCTCAACCACTGCATCGCCATCGTACATTTTTAATACGCCGCCAGCAATATGCAAGTTGTTGCCTAGTTGGGCGTCAAAGTAATTGTTTAACTGAGAAAAGTTAGCTAGAAACTTTTTAATGGTTGTTGGAACTGTTACTGCGGAGGTTGCTAAGTTAGCTTGAAGTTGTGCTGCCTCGCCGCCTGCAAACCCAATTGTCTCAGAGTCTTCCAGCAGCATGTTAGGTAGGGTGGCGCCCGTACGGAAAATACCCGCGTCAATAGTAAACTTAGTTAATATGTTACCGTCTTCAGATGCAATAAAGTATGTTCTGAATGGTGACGCAGTTAAATACGAAGCACTTTTTGAGCACGCAAAATAAACTTTGTCATCAATGCTTATAAGTTTAGATTGTAAACTAACTTGGTTTAACACTGTTCCTGATGATTCAAGACTGCCTGCCGCGTCTACTACGTACTTTTTTAGTATATAAGGGTCTACGGCAATGCTTGCATATATTTGACTGGAGCCTAAGCTGGTGGGTGATTCAATGCACGCCAAACTAGAAATGTTGGTTGACGCTTCTAATGTTAAGGGGCTGTGGGCCGGTGCTGTTAAGGTTGCATTATAAAGCACTGTTTTTAGGACTGTGGCCGACGTGCCACCATAAACAAAACGGATGTTAGCGCCTTCGCTATTGATGGCAACTCGATTAAATGCACTAGCATCGGGTATGGCAATTGGTCCCGCAATAGTTGAATCTGCGTTCACATATCCGGTAATCAAGCCAGTAGCGCCGACTGTAACGAAGTATGCCTTATCGCCTATTTGCTGAACGTCATAGGCGGCAGCGGACGCAGTTGTAACTGCAGTCGCACCTGAAATAGTTGATGGGTCACCAAAGTTGATTGTTCTAAAATAAACAGTTCCTGCAGAAAAGTAAAATATGAAGAAGGTGCCATAAACTCCGCATACCATTGGAAGCGTTGCACTTGCTATGTCACCTGTATAAAGCACGGAGCCAGTTGGATTGTCAATGACTCGATACTCAATGTCGGTGCTGGATACGCCGTTTTTTTCATACGCGTAAACAGTTAGGTTACTTAAAGTATAATGGCACGGATTCAATAGTTTATAACCGTTAGATGCAACACTATATTCGGTGCTTAATGCATACTTAGTGATTCCCTTGTCCACCCATTGGTTTTCAGATTCAGAGTACGAAAAAAGGTTGTTGGCGTTATATCGAAGTAATTCGTTATTAAACGTTGCTAATGCTTTGCCATCTGTAATAGAGTCGCCGTTTAGCACGTTGTTGGTGTAGGCGTCATAACCATTACGCTTAGTAAACGCTTTTGTTTTACCAAATCGAACGTTTTCCAATTCCAAAAAGTCGGTTGGCAGTACGTTTTTATCGTCGGTCTTGGTGTCTAGTCCGCCGTCTACTGACATGCGAACTATTTGCTTTTGTAAAGCCATGGCACGTCCTAGTATTTGATGATGTAGTTGGTAACCAAGTATGGTTGCATAACGTTTGCGGGCGTGCTCGCTCCGGCATTGCCTGTTTCGGTAATGCTGCTAGAACTTGTAAGACCGACTGTTGGTGCAGTTCCGTCAGTAGACATGGAATAGTCTAGAGCGTCCCCCGCACTTCTTTGGCGTGCCGGCGCAGTGGTGCTTGAAATTGCAGTAACGTTTGCAGTCGATACGTTACCAGCTATGAAATGGGTGTGAGCTAGGCCGCCGTGAACGTGGGCAAAAAGTTCGGTGGCTGACTGAACGTGCGAAGCTTCACCAGCCGCAACACCCAAAGTCCTAGTAGTACTTCCAAGCGTAGGGTCGGTGTACGTACCTGCACCGACTGGTACGCGTCCGTTCATATTAGGGATATTGAAAGTTGTAGTTCCATCGCCTACGCCGAAAGTTGTGCCTATGGCGGTAAATAAGTCGGCATATGTAGCTCTGGACACTGCAGAACCATTGCACAACAAAAAGCCTGTTGGGGCACTAGAGCCGCCGTATGGCCAAATGACTCCTGATGGCACGGTTGCCGTTGATGAAACGTTTACGGCGTTTCCAACCGTAACTTGCACCGGGGTTCCAGAACCATTATTAAAATACAAGTTACCCGACACGTCATACAATGAATCGGTTACTGACGGCCCTAACGTGGTAAGCTGCTGGTCCATTTCTAAATAATCAGCTGCAAGTAAGGCGTGCGAGTTTAGGCTGAGGTCATCATCAATATCCAGACCTGCAGTAGGCACTGGCACGCCATTACCCGAAGTGTGGTCGTGCGCGTCAACAACATCAAATGCAGCATTTACGTTGTCAGCCCAAGTTGGTCCTGGGGTGGTAGACGGTGTCGGCAATGTCATATTCATATTAGGCGTTATTGGCATATGTCCTCTAGAATACGTAAATGTCAACAGTTACGTTTGCTGACGAAGTTAAAAATAAAGTCAAGTCTGGGTTATTGTTAGAGTCTTGAGTGTCGTAAAAGGTTGCAGACGCCCGCACTCTAACCATTGTCCAGCCTTGCAGCTTACGGCCTAGTTTATGATTTATAATGTTTGAACCGGTAACCAGCTCTACATTCTTCAAAACTACACCGCCCGTAAACGTATTAGTGACTATGGGGTCTAGTTGTGATGACCATGTTTGCTGCAGTAACGTTAATTCCCGCACGGATGTTTGATATTTAGGCAGCGCCATTAGAAGCCTGCCCAACCGCCATCAGACCCACCGGTGCCATAGCCGCCACCATTCCGGCTAGCGAATGACCGCGTGTTAGAAATGGTATCTGGTTGCCCAATATCTCGATTAATAGCTGTTTCTTCAATACGTTTAATTAGTGCCTGTTTCTGCATCATTAGTGCAGTTACATCCGACTCTTCTTTTTGTAGTGCCTTAATAGCAGCATCGACAATAATGTATTCTGTCCAGCCTGAGACGCCGTCAGCGACATCAATATCGCGTAACAATCTAGTCATACGCGGCACGTACCAAACTTGAATATATTGGTTGGCAGATGGCGTAGGAATAAGGTTGATTGTGTTACCCATTAATCTATAACGCATGTTAAACACGCCCATATAGGTACTTGTAATATTCGGGTATACGTAGCGATTACGCTCAATAAAGTCATACTTGTGTAACGTTACCCATGCATTAGAACTATTAGGGCCGAGTCCACAGTCAACACCTAGCAGGTTATAGAATGGTTTACAAACGTTGCCATCTACATCAAGGAACGTGCTAGAACCATCTGGCACCGGGTACATATTGGATGACCCATTAGTTACAAATTGATACGCCTTAGCAAAAAACCAATCCTCGTAACAGTTTTTCAATAGGTCATACAACTCGAAATAGGACTGGTTAATATTGTTATTCCATTCTTCGGTAGTCAAAAAGTTACTGTTAACTCTGTCAGCACGTTGCTTAGCCTGGGTGCGGATAGCGAGTAACGAGTCATTGCCGGAGTAAGTTGGAATGGTTGTTTGGGCACCGGTCAACGATGATTCGTCAACGCCTGTCAATGCTGATATTTTATACCAGTATTGGGTGTTAACGGTTACTGCAGTATCTAAATAATTATTTATTGATACGGTAGTTAGGAGTGTGAATGTAATGTTGTTGGTGCTGCGGTAGACTTTATACGTGTCTGCCCCAGCTGTTAGGTCCCAGCTGAGGTACACTTGTCCATTTCCCTGCTGCACTAGCAGGTTCGAAGGTACTGCGGGTGCGGCCATGGCAGCTCCTTACGAACCGCTGTTACGTAGCATAATTTGAGCGAAAATAACTTCGTTGTCAGCCAAGTCAGTAGGAGTAGCACCGGCAACAACGCGGATAACGATGCTAGGGTCTGAGCCAACTACGTCTTGAGATTGGATTTGGATTTGTCGGTCTTTAGCTGATGGAAGTAACAGTTCAAACTGTGCAGACAACAATGCAAAAAATGAATCTTGCAGACTGATTTTGTAAAGTCCAGTTCCAATTTGCTCGATTGCCATATCCTTAGCGTCTGAGCTGAAATCGGTATCAGCGCCGGAAGCCAAAGGTGTTGCAACTTGCAAAGTAGCGGCCGTGGCGCCAGAAACTACAGAAACACTAATTAGTGCAGCTGCAGCAGCAGAATTGTCCAAAGCTGTTTTAACTTGAGTTCGCGTAGATACTGCTGACTCAATTTGCACGCTGATTGCATTGCCAGATACAGTTACTACCTCAGAACCAGCGGTTCCACCTGCAACAAGTGCAATAGTAATACTATTACCTGCAGAGCCCATAATGTTGGCAGTGTATGTAATGCCGTTTGCGACCAATGTGGCGAATGCGCCAGTTGACCCATCTTGTTCAAAAGAACCCATCAGCATTACCGGCTGTCGTTCTTGTGAATACATAAACTGCTTGTAGCTTCTATTTGCCATTGAATACCCCTTTGGTATGGGCGGAGTGGTTTTAGTGCTAATTGGTCGCCCCTGACATGTAGCACGCCTTGGTAGGCAATAACGTATTAACGGCTAAATTACTACATATAAGTATACAATTGTACGCCTAATGTATACA